CTAATGTTATTGACCTTTCATTAGATCGTTCGATTGGTAACGGCGAGCCTATGGCGGTCGTGTTTGCTATCACTACAGACGCGGTAGTTAACACTGGCGACGAGGACTACACATTTGATGTGGAATATGCTGCCAATGCTGACCAATCGACAGGTGTAGAGCAGCTTGTTGGAAGACGTGTATTCGAGACCACGCCAACTAGTCCGGCTCAAGACTCAACTTTATTGGTCGTAGGATTCAGGGTTGTTATCCCGATTCCTCCAACTGCATTGTCTGAATCTGAGCAGTTCCTTGGCATTCGTGTTACTACAACTGGTACTGGCGACAGTGTAGCTTGTGACGCGTGGCTGACACCTATGAGTATGATTGACGCAACAAACGATTATGCCAGCGGCTTTGAAATCACTTAAATAACCGGGGCTTAGCGGCCCCTTATTTTGGAGCACTTATGCTAGTACGTGTAAAAGAAACGTTGGTTGAAAACTTCTACGGGTTTTACGGCGACAGACGCCGTTATCCCGGTGATAAGTTTGAACTCGTCGCAAGGAAGGGCGCAAACAGTAAAACTATTTCTGCTAAATCTCAGTTCTCTGAGAAGTGGATGGAGGAATTGGTTAAGCCAGAAAGTGAGGCTCCGGTGGTTATCGATGAGTCCGATCAAGAGTAATTTTTAAGCTAACAAAGGGGCTTCGGCCCTTTTTTATTTAGAGGCTACCATGGCATTAGACACTTTTGATAACCTGAAGCTTGAGATAATTGACTGGTCTCACAGAAACGATATTGATTTAAAGGTCGATACCTTTATTAATCTTGCTGAAGTTGAGATGTTCTCTAATTCTACCAAGCGGTTAAAGGTCAGGAGTGGCGAGACATTAACAACAGCTACAGCTTCGACATCATCACGGTTCTTAGCGCTACCTTCAGGGTTTCTGGAAATGAGACGGCTGCGTATCGATGCTGACGAAGGCTTTCTTCCATTAACCTACCGGACGCCAGAACAGTTAAGATCTACTGATGGGCCCGCTCGCCCGCGGTTCTTTACTGTCACCGATCAAATAGAATTCAATACCGTTCCCGATGAAGCTTATACCATCGAGTTTCAAATACTGGCTGAATTCACACCCTTGTCGGACAGCAACCAAACCAACCCAGTGTTAACCCTTGAGCCTAATGTCTATCTATTCGGCGCGCTTGCACAGGTGTTCTCATGGGCAAACGATGCTGAAAATCAACTAAAATACGAAGGTAAATTCATTAGCGCTATTAGGGGTGCCAATAAGAAATACAATGCGGGCAAGTACGGCCAAAGCCCAGTAATGAAGTTAGCCTAATGCCATTTGAAACCTTTCCTTTAAATATTACCGGCCCCTCTGCTGAGCACAGAGACTTATCCCTGTCCGCACAATTTACACAGAATTTCTACCCTGAATTAATGCGCGGTGGTAAGTCTGAATTCACCACTCAATCTTTCCCTGGACAGAGTTTATTCGGATCAGTGGCGGGCGCTGACCGGGGATCATGGGAGGCTCAGAAAATAGGTTATCGGGTTGCAGGCTCCACATTCTGGGAGGTTGAGAGCGATGGTGCCCATGTTGATCGAGGTGTAATACTGGGGACAGAGCGCTGCACCTTTGCCGATGATGGTAGGAATATTATTATCTGCACTGACGGGGATGTGTATCAATACTCCTTATCAGCCAAAGTATTAACGACTGTCTCTGATGTGAATATTGTCGGTTCTACGGCGGTCAGCTTTCTGAATAACAAATTCTTTTACACGAACGTCAATATTCCCGGTGAGGTTGATTTCGTCGTCTCTAATGTGGGTGACGGTACGAGCGCTAGTGGATTGAATGCGGGATTAGTCGAGGATGATCCGGGCAAGTTAATCAGGGCTTATGCGTTTGAAGACAGAATGTATATGTTCACCGAAAGAACCACCCCTATTTACTGGAACAACGGCGATGTTCAACCCCCTTTAGTCCCTGTTGAGGGTCGAATCATTGAGAGTACGGGATTAGACGCTCTTCATTCGGTGGCACATACCAAAAAATTCATCTATTGGCTGGGTGACGACAAGACTGTCTATCGAGCTGTATCAGGCAATGCTAATGCTATATCTTCCATTCCTGTCGCTCATGCAATGGAAGGGTACGCTGTAACAGATGACGCTGTAGGATACACATTCAAGAAAGAAGGCCAATGGTTCTACGTCCTAACCTTTCCTACCGAAAATAAAACATGGTGCCTAAGTGAAGGCTTGGGTGTGGATGGCTGGTTTAACCTGTCTTCAGATACGAGCCGTGGAAAATATAATGCCACCTCACATATGTTTGTTTATAACCGGCACTTATTGGCAGATGAAACCAACGGTAAATTATACAGCTTGGATATTGATGCCTTTTCCAATAATACATTAACTATTCAACGCATTAGAACAATGGCATCTATTCACGGCGGCTTAGTTGGGTTACCCGGTAAACGCATAGAGATGTCCTCCTTTGAACTGATTATGAAAAAAGGTGTTGGATTAATTACGGGGCAGGGCGAAAATCCTAAGATCATTATTGAATATGCGATAGATGGCGCGGAGTCCTTTAAGCAAGGCCAGTTTGTTGAGGTAGGGCGAATGGGCCAGACTAATTTAAAGGTGAAGTGGGATAATGTGGAGTCTTTCTATGATTTGATTATACGAATTACGACCTCTGATCCTGTTTACTATAGCCTTCAGTCTGCTTCCATTGAGGCAAGGCTCGCGGGGTTCTAATGGGTGTTGCTGCTAATCCACCACCACAGTCGATAATACCCGACAAGATACTGAATGATGATGAGTTAAGGGATTATTTTGTCGCATTACAGAATGATTTTTATAGATTATGGCTAAGGTCGGGCGGTGGCACTGATGCAGTTTCAGAAATTGTCATTGATCTCGATACGATTAACGGCCGGCTGGACTCGCTTGAGTCACGGGTTACATATTTAGAAGGATTAACAATAGTAACGGCTATTGGCCTTACAATAGACAATGCGGTAACTGGCCACCAGACCATTGTTTGCACTGCTGCTGTAACCATTAAGCTGGATGCGACACCGACTGATAGGGATACGGCAATAATCAAAGTGGGACAGAAAAACACCAAGGTTATTATTGATGGCAACGGCAAGCTTATCGAAGAGGATGAAACCATGACACTAAGACGGCGAAACACGCAGAGGCAGATAGGAATGGCTCTTGAATATTCAGCTTCACTTGATAGGTGGTTTACCACATGAGCGATGTACCTGAGCAAATATTAAATACTACAGCCTTTGGTGACCTGAAAGCCGAGGCCATGACGCCCATCACCCAGATTAGTGCTGAATACGGGCTATTAGGTCAAGTATTAACTGTAACTGATAGTGCCGCATCGGGGACTAATACAGTTGTTGATAATAAATTTACTTGCCAAACGGGTGTGGCTTCTACAGGTTTAGCGAGTATCTTGACTTTAAGGCAACTGTCTTATAAGCCAGGACAAGGAGCCATGGCTAGATTCACGTCAATATTTAGTGCTGGAGTTGCTGATAGCCTTCAGGCAGCCGGGCTAATTACTGCGGAAAATTCCTTTGTGTTTGCGTTTGCAGGTACTGCATTTGGCATACTGCATGCTCACAACGGCGAAAGTGAATCACAAGAGCTTACGATAACCACGCCTGCTGCCGGCGCAGAAAATGCCACAGTCACTATTGACGGAACAGGATTTACAGTTCCATTGACCGCGGGGACTGTTCAGCATAACGCTCTTGAAATATCAGATTCATTAAACGCCCAAGTTACCAACTTCACATTTACATCTAATGATGATCAAGTTGTAGCGCAGTCATTATTGCCGGGACCACAAGGATCATATGCTTTTACGAGTGCAACAGCAGTTGCAGCGTGGGTTCAGGTGACGGCAGGCGTAGACAACACTATTAATTTTATACCTCAGGCGGCATGGAACATAGACGCTCGATTAACAGGGTCAGTCCAGGAGGCTCTTGATCCGACTAAAGGAAATGTTTATCAAATTCAATATCAATACCTTGGCTTTGGTGCGATTAAGTTCTTTGTTGAAGATAGCGATAGCGGTGATTTTATTCTCGTTCATGTTATTGAATTCGCAAATACAGATACGATTCCTAGCGTATCAAACCCTTCATTTAGGATCGGGTGGCTGGTAAATAATGTAGGAAATACGACTAATTTAACCGTTTCTGGCGGTTCCGCTAGTGGATTTATTGAAGGCTTATTGAGAAGAAGCACCCCGCCAAGAGCTGAAGACAATGAACAACTCGCGGTGGGTACAACATTAACTAATATCATAACCTTCAGAAATAGAATTACTTTTGGCAACAAGGTCAATCGCGTTGAAATAATTCCTTTATTGGCTTCAGTTTCAACACAAACAAACAAGGCGGCATTTTTCGAAATTCGAGCAGATCCCGTTTTTAGCGGGGTGGATTTAGATTTTGCCTACATCGATAAAGAAAACTCTGTCATGGAGATAGCGACAGATGCGGCAACGGTAACAGGCGGTCGATTGCTGGGCGCTGCAACAGTTGTTGCGGGATCTTCCGAGCAACTTAAATTTAATGAAAGAGACGAGCAAACCTTTGCGGCATTGCCTGGGCAGACATTTAGTATAGCGGCTAGAGTTTCTAGTGGAGCTGCTGCTGATATGCAAGCGACAGGGACCTGGACGGAGGATATATGAGCTTAAGAACAGCAGCAGCAGCCAAAACAACTTCGATTGCCAATGTTCCGTCTGAAAACTCTATTTTCTCTAGCCTAGTAATAGCTGTAGTTGATACAGAAATCAATGCTCAAGCTGTGCTAGGGGCTTATAAGGCAATCTTTACCCTTCCAGCAGATGTTAATGGCAGAACGAAACCTGTAGAGCTTATTCAGTCTGATCAGAGCAAGGTGAATCTAGATGATTTGATTAATGCATTGGTACTTAGGGGTTACCGGGTATCATTCAAGGCCCTGAAGGCCGCTATAACAAGCAATACAGACAGGGTTAAATTAACGGTAGCGTGGGATTAAATGCAGGCAGCCATTGAGACAGAAGAATATTCGGTTCGCGTTTGTAAGGATCTTGATTATATCCGGTCGGTGTTGCTTGACCCTGAAATGTGGGAGCGCTGCACTGATGACTATGCCGATGAGTCGATTATTGATAAGGCATCCTGTATCTGGCTAATATGTTATTATTATGACGCGCCTATGGGGTTGGCATCAGTGAGGAGCGAGTCTTCTTCTGTGGTTAATGTGCATATTTACATACCAAAAAGTAACCGGGGATTGCATACAAAATTGATTGGCTTTGAGATATTACGATGGATTAAGATGAATGCAAAATCTCACATTCATAAGGTGAATACGAAAATACCGGTTATCTATAAAGACGTGATTCGTTTTGCCCATTCGCTAGGGTTTAAAGATGAAGGTATTGACAGGTTATCTATGATGAAAAACGGTGTATTGATTGACCGATTAAACCTTGGCATGTCTTTGGGAGATATTGTATGAGTGATTTGGGAGCACTAAATCCTTTTAGTGGTGATTTTGATGTAAGAGACGCCGTTCTTGCAGGGTCTGATCCTATTGACGCTTTTGGATTCCAGGCCGCAAAAGATGCCGAGGCAGCGGCATTGAGCGCTGCTGAAATTCAAGCGAGGGCTGGTCAAGAAGCTATTGCCGGAGGGCGGGCGGCGACAGAGCAGGCATTGGGATTCTTTGAGCCCTTTGCGGGCGCAGCTCAGAGCGGGATAGAGGGCGCAAGCTTTCTTGCCAACCCACAAGAGCAGTTTGATTTCTTGCAAAATAACCCTTTGTTTAATCTTGCTTTAGAGAATGCCAACCAAAGGACATTGCAGAGCGCGTCAGCGAATAGGCGGCTGAGTTTCGGGGATACGCTACAGCAACTATCCAACAATGTTTTATTACAATCTGCACCACTGATTGACCGTCAGCGCCAAGATGTGACCAATTTGCTCCAGTTCGGCGGTGATGTGGCGACTTCTCAGGCGAATATAGCAACAGGCCAAGAAGCTAGAATAGGTGATATTACCACTGATATAGGGGCCGCGAGGGCTGCGGGCCTTGTTGGTGGCGCTAACGCTCAATTGCAAGCTAATCAAAACCTTCAGAGTGGCCTCTTCACTGCTGGTGCGATATTCGCATCTGATGAGAGATTGAAGACTAACAAGAAGATTATCGGCAAACTGGGTGATTTAAACTGGTGGTCATGGGATTGGAATGAGCTGGCCGGTAAATTGCTTGGATTATTCGGTAGTGACGAGGGCGTTATGGCTCATGAGGTTCTAATTCACAAGCCCTCAGCCGCTATTATGGGTTCAGACGGGTACTATCGCGTTAATTACGGGGAATTATAATGGCTATTGACCCAAGGCTATCGCTGGCCGTACAAGGCCCGAGAGACATAGGGCAGGTGTTTAGTAATGCACTGCTCAACGCTCAGGGCGTCCAGAACATTCGGCAGGCACCTTTACGCAATGAACTACTACAGGCTCAAGTGGGTACAGCGCAAGCCGAAAGAACACAGCAAGAACAATTAAACCGGTTTACTTCGGTGGCAAGAGGGGCTACTGAAATACTACCTGATTTACGCACTGGTAATTTTGAAGGTGTTTTGCAAAAGCTACAGGCTAGACGAGCCCAGCTAATCAGCGATAGATTGCCAACAGAGACGACCGATGATTCTATAAGGCTATTAAGCACTGATCCTCAGAAGTTACTCGCTAATGCGAATCAGGTGGTACAGATTGCCCAGCAGCAGGGGGTACTGAAGGCTCCGATAAGGGGTGTTCCCGGTACTGCGTCAGAGCGAGACTTTCAGACGTTCCAGGCATTGCAGGCTAGAGCACAAGCCCCCGACGCTACACAAGAGGAAATTACTGCGGCTAACCAGTTTGGTCGACAGGCAGGTTTTTTCCGTGAAAGCGCTCAAGAGCTAGCTGATATAGCCGTTAAGAAGGCAGAAGATATAGCGGCGGGTGAGGCTGGCGTTGAGTTAGAAACAGCCCCAACCATTGAGGCGAGCAAGGCGGCAGCAAAAGCGGCCATTGCCCGATCGGAGAAAGCCTTCGACCAGATCGGCAAGATTAAAACCAATGTTACTAATTTGGATGAGGTTGTGCGGTTGATTGATGAGGGCGCAGCGACAGGTGTAATTGCCTCAAGACTCCCAAGTGTTCGCGCTACCTCTATTCAGCTAGATAACCTGCAAGGTCGATTAGGTCTTGATGTTATCGGTGAAACTACATTTGGCGCTTTGTCAGAATCAGAATTAGCCTTCGCGCTATCAACCGCCCTACCTAAAAGCCTTGCTGGGCCTGATTTAAGGCGCTGGGCTTTGCGTAAAAAAGAGGCTCAGTTGAAACTAGCAGGCTATCTGGAAGAAGTGGCTACATTCCTCGGCACTCCAGGCAACACCACAGCTGATTTCATTGAGCTGCAGAAGGTCAGGCGACTGGAGGAGGAAGAGGCGGCGACACAACCAGCAGCACAGCCAGATGCCGCACCACAAGGCGGCGTGAGCACATTGTCTGATGAGGACTTATTTAACTTCTGATGGCTACCCCACAAGAGAACTTAGCAAGATTTCAGGAAATAGCGAATAGAGGCTTGCAGGATAACCTTGACTCTGATAAGCGCGCCCGGTTCGATGAGGCTATGCGGCGTAACCTCATTACTGTACAGCCACGAGGTAATTTAGTGACTCAGTTTCTTGAGCCTGCTGCAGCTATTGCGTCCAGCGCTGTTGCCGAGCCTATTGCGGGTTTAGCGGGTATCGCACAAACAGCCCTATCCGGCCCAGAGGCGGGAGCGAGAGCGGTAGAAGAGACGCGCGAGGCGCTAACTTTTCAACCCAGAACAGTGGCAGGGCAAGAGGGCTTACAGGCAGTAGGTGAGACCTTGCAGCCCGTTGGTGAGGCTCTAGAGGGTGCTGAGTCGTTTCTAGGCGATGCGGCCCTAGATGCTACCGGCTCCCCTGCTTTGGCGGCTGCAGCTGCTACGCTACCCACAGCGGCGATTGAGTTATTGGGCTTTGGTGCGGGCCGCAAGGCTGCACAGATATCTACCGGGTTAAAGAGAGCTCCTAGCAAGATACCAGCACCATCAAAAGCAAAGACCGGCACTGTATCTAAAGCATTGATTGAATCAGCCCCCGAGATTAGTCAATTAAAAGATGTCTCCAGAGGTATTTATAATGAGATTGCTGATTTAGGTGTAACTGTACAGCCAAGAGCATATAAGCGATTTCTTGGTAAAATAATCAGAACAGCAAAAAAAGAAAGGGTTAATGTCAACAGAAATCCCAAGGCATTTGGCGCGACAGAAGAATTTGTTAAAGAGCTTGGTAGCGTCAAAGGTAAAACATTGGCTGATATTGATGATTTAAGGGCGGTTGCGCAGGACGCCGCCAGTAGCATTGATCCAGCAGACGCAAGAATTGGTATGTTGATGATTGACGAGATAGATAATTTTCTTGATGTCGCGGGCCCGGAAACATTTAAAGGCGTTGATGCCAAATCCGTTGCAGGCGTTAACGAGAGATATAAGGCTGCGCGTAATTTATGGGGAAGAGCTAGAAGGGCAGAGCTTATAGAAGATGCCTTTGCAAAAGCTGATCTCCAGGCATCGGGATTTGAGAATGGATTAAGAACACAGTTAAGACAAATTGTTAACAACAAAAAACGCGCCCGGTTCTTTACTAAAGATGAAATATCGGCCATGAAGGATGTTATTAAAGGTACGGGCGAACAGAATGCATTAAAACTAGTGGGTAGGCTTGGTTTTTCTGAGGGTGCAGCTACTAATGTTTTAGGTGGCCTTGGTTCGGCTGCAGTATTGGGGCCTGCGGCACCGATAGTGGGTCAAATATCCCGCAAACTGGCCCAAAGAGCTACGCGAAAAGGCTTTGATATTGCTGATGCTATTGTAAGAGCGGGGCCAAACGGTAGAAAGATCACTGAGGCGTATTTAAAAATAACACCCAAAGCACAAAGAAGCGTATCAGAATTAACTGATTTGCTGGTCGACCCTAATGTTGATCTATCCGGCCTATTGGATTCTGCAGACAAAGTAGTGAAAGAAGCGGCTGAGATTGCCAGAGGTCGAAAAGCGTTTAATATATCAGAAGCGGCGGGCGCATTGGCTCCCGTGGCAGCTACCGGGGAAAGGGGTCAGTGATCCGGCTATGTAGCGCACGGCAACTGTAGAATATTAACGCAGCCGCAATCAAATATGATGCAGCAACAGGCGAAATACAAAACAAAATAACGAGTAATAGTAATTTCATAGCGGAATTATAACACTTGTTAAGAGGAATAATCATGGCATTAGCACCCGTACAGTTAATTTCCGACTTCATGGAGGATTACCCTAATTTCTTCCTGAAGTTCTATCAGCAGGGTACGACTACGCCTATCGTCATGGCGATTAATAAGTCAGGCACTCCAACAGTCGCCAAAGCTGAGATTTCAGCAGGCCCAACACCCGCTAAAGGCTTAATCAAGACAGCCGGTAATGTGACGTTTATCCCTTATGTGGATGAGGCTTATGATGCTTATATCTTCCCGACTGAGGCAGAAGCAGACGCGAATGACACGGCTAATGCTATTCAATTAGCTGATGATGTCGATTTCTTGCAAGAGATTAAAAACGCAACAGGCGGAATCCTGGTGGCGGCAGCTGTAGCTAATCTCAATCTAAATATCGGTGATTTTGTTGATACTGTCGGACAC